CCTTATAGAAATGTCAATAGAAAGAATATATTGGCATTATGGCTATATGGTGGCCTTAATGGATGCCCTTCGTCTGATGGAAAAAACTAAAATACAACAAAATTAGTTTTCACATCCAGACACTGGGATAAAAAGATATGTGCAGATTGTTTGATTGATTTACAAGATCGACTTGAAGGGCACTATGTTTCTACACCAACCAATAATAATAACGTAAAGGAGAAAATGTCATGTCTACTTCTTGTTCCCGTTGTCATAGGACTTTGAAAAACCCTATTTATGTAGCAATAGGGATGGGCAAGGTTTGCCTTGCAAAGTCTCAAGCTGAATCGGAAAAACAACAATCATTATATGATCCTGAGTTATTGCCGGGCAATCCTCTCAAAGTTGGAGTGATCATTAAACGGTTTCCGAACGGTAAACTGGCTACGAATATTGAACGCAGAGTAATTCAACATTCAGTCACAGGATTCGAGATCGGCTATGCTGGTAGTGGTCCCGCAGACTTCGCTTTAAATATTCTGAATATATTCCTACCGATTACTAATAAAGATGATGAATCTATTTGCTACGAAGGAACGAAATGTTCTAAACGTGCATATTCTCTTCATCAGCAATTCAAGGAACAATTTCTTGCCAGCCAAGAACAGGATAAAAAATGTCGGAACAAAAACGGATACGTAATTCCGGTGAATGTGATCAAACGATGGATTGAAAAAAATAAATGGGTAAAATAAAACCATACCGAGTCCGATTAAGCCGGGAAAAAGGATGGCGAATGCCTGAGAATACTGTCAAGGTTGATAGAAGTACTCACTTAGGTAATCCATTCATAGTAGGAGTGCACGGCAATATCGATGAATGTATTAAGATGTTTAAAACATTATTAACTGGTTATATATGTTATTCAGTTGATAAAGAGTGTATAGATCGCCAGAGAAGATTTTTACAATATCTTCAACTTCATAAAGAAGAACTTAGAGGCAAAAATCTTGCCTGCTGGTGTAAGATTTGTGGTTCTAATAAAAAGCATATATCTTGCCATGCAGACATTTTGTTAAATTTTATAAATAAGTAATCAGATACATGGAGTGATAATTGAAAGTATTAAAACCATACGAAAGATTAGAAGATCATACACACAGAAAATGCTCTCATTGTAAAGCGGTAAAACCATTAAAAGAATTTAGAAAATATAAATCAAAAACGAAAAGAGGATGGGCGTACTACGTTATTTGTAAGCCTTGTGTAAAAAAATATATACATAATTATTCTATTTCTAATCGAGAAAGACGAAACAAAAGATTACGTATATGGAGGAAAAAAAATCCAGAAAGAGCAAAGTTAATGGATCATCGTCGACATTATAAAAATACTTATGGGTTGACGATAGAACAAGTTGAAAAAATGATAGCGAAATATAATGGCTGTTGTTATATATGTCGTCGTAAATTATGGAAATATTCTATAGATCATGATCATAAAACAGGAAAAGTAAGGGGTATTTTATGCTATCCATGTAATGGGTTTCTTGGCAGTATTAACGATGATATTAAAATACTCAAATACATAATTAAATACCTCAAAGGGAAAAGCGAATGATTGAATATCCAGTTATAACTCTATGGCAACCCTGGACAAGCTGGATCGCGGAGGGATGGAAAACAATAGAGACAAGAACACACCGAAAATTTTCATGTCTTGTTGGACGGCGAATACTTATTCATGCAGGATCCCATTGGGACAGAAATGCTATAGATTCAGCCAGAAATTATTTAACCCCAGAACAATTAGCAAGAACATCGGAATTTTATGGAGTATTTGGGAAAATACTATGCTCTGCTTGGGTAAACGGTCATTTGGAATGTTTTGAAGAAGACGAGAAGAAAGCATTAATAGAATGCCGGAGTATAAGAAGATACGGTTTATGGTTATCTGATATAAAAAAGATCGAACCGCCGATATTAACAAAAGGTAAGCAAGGTATTTGGTATTACACTTCTGACAAGGAATTATAATGTCTGATAAACGAAATATATTTGAAGATGATAAAAAGCTAATGCACCTGTGTGAAGATTTTTTGCATCAATTAATTACATTGAAGAAATTAGCCGAAAAAGACCCTGAGCAATATCCAACAGCTACAAAATTAATATCCATCTTGAGATACGAAGGTGATCCAGAACCATTGACGATGGAAGAGTATTTGCAGCTCCAGGATTTTATTGGGGATCCAGAAAGCGGACGATCTGATTATGCTGATTGGAAGCTCGCGTTAATAAAAGATTCCGCTGAATCGTTTATCGACGAACACGGGATGCCAAAAAATATATTATTCGACAGTGGAATGGAGAACTGATATGGAAATATTTATAATAATATTGATGACCATGTGTTTACTATTGGGAATTATTTGTAGTTACGAAAGTATATTAGGAATGTTCGGCTGGTTTTTTTGTATTGTTCTATTGATAAAATATTTATTAGCAGACATTCTTAATCATATAACCCAAAAAGAAGAAGAACAAGAAAATAATATAATCAATAAAATAAATAAGGAGCTAAAAAATGAACAAGGTAGAACTCATTAACGGATTTGTATTAATTAGACCAGTTGATAAAGAAAGTTACAAGCCAGCGTCCGGCACTACGATTTTGGTAAAGGAGGAAAGCAAGTGGAATAACTATGTAAAAGGTGAAGTAGTCCGCGTTAGTCCATATCATTATGTAGAAGGGGTTAAACATCCGGTGGATATAAAGGTAGGTGATGTAGTATTATACAAACGAACGATCACGGTCCCGGCGAGAGACGAGGTATGGTTTGATGGTGAAACATTGGTCATAAAAGAAGTAAAGGATATAATTGGAGTTATGAGGATAGAATAGTTATTAGTATCTATGTAAAAACGTGTGATTAATAAAGAAAAGATGAGCAATCGTCCGAATGTGAAGATAGACAACCAAGAAGGAATACGTGCGCGGTGTATTGACTTCCCATTCTTATTCTGTTATCCAAGTGATTTTATAGAATGCGAAGGATGTGAAAGGTTCAATAGGAATCTAATATGGAACGCTACGAAGAAACACAAGCATGGATTAACAAATTACTCCGGGAAGGGTTGATAACCAGAGAAGAAGCGGAGGCGTATTTCAAGAATCAATTAGCACCGGAGTAATGATGAGCGATAATGATAAAAAAGCAATACTGTTTCTGTTTCTGGGTTATAATTTTACTTGATATTATATTTGATAAAGACTAACAGCACCGGAGTAAAAGAGAATGATATGGATGATAAAGAATTAATAGAACTTATGAAGGGGCATTATCTCGGCGATTTTATAGATTGGTATGACAATTGTCTTGATGCCAAAGATGATGAATCATTGTGGAAAGCAATAAAGAAATATTTTAAAGACGTATTACTTTAAAGGACTAAGACAATGGACTCGGTTAAATCAGCGATAGAAACATTGAATATAGAATTATATAAACAAATAGATACTTTCAAAAAAGTAAGACGAATTATGAGCGAAAATTGTATAGGTATTCCAACAGTAGAAGAAGAGAAAATTATTGCCGAACATCGTCTTGCAATCAAAGTGTTGGAAGAGTATGAGAAAGGAAAATAAAATGGACTACGAGAAGCAATACGTAGAAGAGACAGGGGATAAGAAACCGGTTCTTGATGATTATCAAGGAGCAGGTGGATTAGCAAAATATAATTTTCCATGTGCCTATTGTAAACACGAAAAAGGTGGTAATTGTCCATTTATTATGGGTGATGCAAATTGTAGAAACAGGTTTGAATTTGACAAGGATAATTCTTGAGGAGTTATGACAATGGAACTAAGAAAAGAGTTTGAGAAATTAACTGATTTGTCAGAGGGTATTATTGGTAATTTAGAATGTGATCATGTAGTGAAAAATAGATTTAGATTGGGTGCGATTGGTGCCGACAATATTGAAAGAGCATTTAAACTTGCTATCAAACTAAGAGACAATCTTAATACTCTTGAGCAACAACTCTCCCAGCAAGAGGAAGAAAAAATCAACTGTCGTTATTATGCGTGGTTATCCACACAGGGAGCAAATAGACAATTATTTGATGGAGCGTTATACGCCGGAGAGGTTAAAGAGCTTCCCCTGAAATACAAACCATACTTAACAGATAATCCTGATAATAAACAATATGTAGTTTTAACTCGGCATTTTTCCCAGCAAGAGACAGAGGAGGGATTTAATAAATTTAGAGATGACAGAATATCATCACTATACTTTGAGAAGCAAGTATCAATAACTAAAAGCGCACTTGAATGGTTACTCAGGGCAGCAATGGATTCAGTCTTCTCTAACTACAAACTAATCAAAAGGTGATGAGATGGGACGATATATTGTTTATAATGATGATGAAGTGAGCAGTTATTCTAATTGGGACACTGCAAAAAAAGATGCCAGTGATCTGACAGATGTTAATTGTCCTTTTTATGCTGTCCGCATTCTCACCGCAGAAGAAGAGAAGGAATTAGAAGGCTGGCATAATCTTGTTGTTGGATTAGAAAAGATACTTGGATTAAAAGATACCGCCGAATCTGCTTTAATGAGTAATTTACCCAACATTCTTAGAGACATGAAAGTTGAACTTGATTCTAAGAAGGAATTTGCTTGGAAGCAATTTATTACTGGATGGCAACAAGCGAAACTGGGTAGTGTTAATGCTGAATCAATCTTTAAAAAACTCTGGAAGGAGCAATCATGAAAACCATAATAACAATACTTTTAACCCTGTGTATGTTTGGTAGTTTGCAGGGGCAAGGTAGATTTGAAAAAATCATGGAAGAAGCTGCAAAGAAAACTGATATGGAGCTATTGGGAATAGGCAAATTGGCCGATGTGCGTGGGGTGCAAGATGCGATTGAACAACAACAAGATAATTTCGATAAAGCTGTGGGTGAAAGTTTTCTCCGCCTCTGGGACAGATATGCGGGGGAGCTTTATTCGCAAGTAGATACTATCTGGGTTCCTGTTTTCGGATATTTTCAAAACGATAGCTCTGGCGGTTGGTCAAGAAATCTTCTTGAAAAGAACACGGAAAGCCGAGTAATAAAAACTATAACCCCAACAAAAATCCGGCAAGAAGAAGGATTAATTATCTTACCACGTAAATTAGAGTTTGATATTTATTTTATCGAATGGTTAAAGAAACAATGACCGGAGCGAGTGAATAGAATGAATGCCGTTACTTCAGCAGGGAATCCAAGATACAATACCTCGTCTGACATTCGGACTTGGCTGTTCACCCGCTCTTTAATTTAAGGAGTGGAAATGAGAAACGACGTAGAGAAAGTTCTTTGTGCGGCGATACATTTAGATGATGGAATAAAATATACCCATCAGCCAATAAATATTAATACTGGATTTATAGTTGCTGGATTACGACATCATAATTGTGGCTATACTGTTTATGCGCTTACTGGAGATATAAAGAAACGATTACAATACAAACAAAAACAAGGATTCCTAACCACACATCATAGATTTTTAAATCGTAACGAGGCATATATTCTTGCCCGTTCTACTGGACAGATTAATAATTTACATGGACGAAAAGAATTGGCAAGTGAAGACCTTTATTAATTTAAAGAGTGGAAAGATAAACCATAAGGAAAAATGAAATGGATAACAAACAAATCAAAGCCACAATAATTGCGACAGGCGAAACTATAGAGGTGTATAGATTATCGAACGGCAATTATTATGATGCAAATGCAATATCAAACAACAAACAACCTTCGGCAAAGAAGGCAAACAAGAAAGAGTTTGCAAAAAGCGAACTTTCATTTTAATACAGTTTGAAAAACATCAGTCAGAAGGAGAAGTCAGATGTCCAAAAATAAGCCACCTTCCAGCAAAAGAAAGATAACGGAATTGCATAGAAAAATAGATAAAGAGAAAAAAGCAAAAAATGAAATATACACCATTGCGAGTAATGCGCTTAAAAACTACATTCATGTATGCGACATAGCGGGGAAGATTCTCGATGATATGGAGGGAGCTTATCGAGAAGAGATTCAATCTCATATAAGATATGAATCTCAGATTCTTGAGAGATACAGGGAATTTATTAACAAAGAAAGATATTTGACAACTATCAGTTTCCGGGAATACCTGGAAAGAAGATTATCTGGCAAGTTCTTGACTATAATCATAGCCAAATTATTCAAAAATTCTTATCAAGCGAGATTCAGCCATGAATGGGAGCTATTTGAGGGATTAGCTAAGTATTACAATGCTCACAACTTGCCTGTTAACCGACATAAAGAGATCCGGCGATTCCACATTATCCAGGACATTATATCGGATGTAAAATTAACAGAGGAAGTTATGTGCCATAAATATGACTTGCAAAAAGCTGAATTAATGACTATAATTGAAGAAATCCGGAAAGAACTCAGGGGATTGATAATCGAATAAGAGGTGAAAAATGGAAAAAGAATCCTCTCCCATCCCGATGAACCCTATCGCTATTCTTGATACAATTGCAAAGGCGAACCA